AATCTGGCTCTTGCTCGTCGCTGCGAGGACTTGATCGGTCGTGTAACTGTCGAGCGCGCCGAAAATTGCGGCTGCGGTCGTGCCAAGCCGAGTCGCTTGCGCTGTGAGAAACGAAAGCTCTTGCTTGTTGTGATTGAGTCGCGAGAATTGCGCGTAGCGTTGATGGCGCTTGCGCAGTCGGGGCGAGGCGTTGGTGTCGCTGGCGTCGGCCATGGTCGTGTTCCCTTGGTTTGAAGGAATGGCCGGAGACCAAGTATAACTTGGCCCCCGGCGGATTTCTTAAACCGGCGTCGATTACTCGACGTTCTGGCCGCCCGTCGCATCCCACGCCTGCGGCGTGGCGGTGCTTTCCCGGGTAATCAAGCGAGCGAGCTTGATTTGCTTGCGCTCCGGGAACACGCGGACGAACGATCCGCTGGCCGAAAGCTGGCCGTTGGTCGGGCCACCTTCGTAGTGGGGCGAGGAACCGACCCACGCGTGGCCGACCGGGTGGATGGCCCACTCGACGCGGTTGAACAGAACGTCTGAGCCTGCGCCGTTACCGCGAGACGGGTAACGGAACACTTCGGTCGGAACTACCGGGGTGCCGACGCCGAGTCGGAACGAGGCCGGTCCAACGAGCCAAGTGTGGTAGAGGCCGCTGCCTCCGCCCGTGTTGGCGTTGTTGGCGGTGTCGCCCGCCGGGTTGGGCATACCGTCGTCCACGATCACGCGGCGTCCGAGGAACACCGGGATGTTGATGTGGCCTTCGGCATCCGGGATGAAGTCGATCAGGTTGTTCTTCTGAGCCTTCGAGTACACGATGCTGTGCATGAACACGGCAGTCACGTCCTCTGCGGCGTCGCCGAGAAGCGTACAAGTGTCGATGAACGCTTCGGCGTTGAAGTCAGTGACACCGGCCCCGAAGGTCGATGTTGCGATGGAGTTGGTCAGGTCGTCTTGCGTGCCGAACTGAGCCGAAAGACCCTTGCCACCCGGGGTCGCACCCGCGTTGGACGAGGAGTTGGTGGTGAACACGCCGTTGGCTACGGCGACGAACGCGCGCTGTAGACGGCGGACCCAATAGTCGGACACACGCGATGCAATGGACTGCATCGGGTCCGCTCCGGCGAGGGCCGTCGCGAGACGCATCGTGCTCCACGAACTGTTGCGGGAGAGACGAACGGCGACTTCGCCGCTGGTCTGAGTCGTGTTGGGCGTGCTGTCCGAATTCGGATCATCGCTCGACACGTTTTCGGCGGGGTCGCCGATGTCCTGCCAAGACGGGACCGTGAAGGTCAAGCCGCCGCCAGCGAGGAGGTTGTCAAGGAAGTCGTCGCGAGCCGCGATACCCGACTGGATGATGGCGGTCTTTTCCATCGTCAACTGTTGGGTGTACGGCGTGAAGATCGCGGGAACGATAACGTCTGCGATGGTGGTTGACACGTTTGCCATGGTATTCTCCAAGGGTGTGAAACTGGATTGCTCCGGTTCCTCACCCATGTGAGGTTCGCGAGCGTTTGATCGTCCCGAGGATTTGGGTCGTGTCGAGCACTGCCATGAGCGCGTCAGAACACGGGGAAATCCCCATTTGCGTAGCGTATGGTTAACGTGTTTTGCGCAATGAAGCAACCCGGTAAAACACGAAAAAGAAATTCGGGGTCAAAATTGAAAGAAACGCTTTGTTATTCGGCGTTTGTGCTATATTTGCTGGACAGTAAATTTGAGCGAACGCATCCTATCGCTTGAAATCAGAGGGCGCAGACCAGCTTTTTGCGGTGTGGCTCGACACATCGCGCAAGCCGCGAACGTCCGCGCCCCCTCGAAAACAAGAATGCCGTCCGAAGGCGGCAATGTCAAGTTTTAAAGGCCGTATCCGTGATCCGAGCGGCGGCGCGAAGGCTATTTCCTTCGACCAGCAGGGTCAGGATTTGAGTGCGTTTCTCTTTTGGGAGTTTGTTCATGCCCCTAATATGAGAACCCTATGCTTGGCCGTCAAGCATAAGGTTCATTTAGATTGGATAATAGGGTTAAGAAGTTCTTGAGAAAATTGCCATTTATGCTAAGGAAAGAGCGGATCAACCGGGCGTGACGCCTCAACTTGTGAGGCTCCGCCGTGTCTACACTCTCAACCTTTTTCGATATGGTCTATGTGCAGGTCTCTGGCTCGCCGGGGACAGGCAACGCTACGCTTGGTTCGGCGCTAATTGGATTTCAGACTCCGGCCGCAGCGGGAATAACGAACGGCACACCCGTTTCCTATCGCATGACGGACGGGACGAATTGGGAGACTGCGCACGGCACCATTAACGTGAGCGGCAGCACCTACACACTTGTCCGGGGCGTCGATACCATCGAGTCGAGCAATAGCAATTCGCTGGTCAATTTCACCGCATCAAGTGGCATCACGGTCCTTATCTGCCCGCTGTCGCAAGACATAAATGCATGGGTGTCAGCCGGGGCTGCGCAGTCTTTCAGTTCTACACAAGCACAACAGGCACGAACAAATATCGCTACCGCGCCTTCGGTAACTACTTTTCCCATACAGCCGGTTGCTTACGTTTCGTGCCCGTCGTCCGGCGTTGCGTTTGCAGCTAGTTACATGGCCGGGTTTGGGGGGACTTTTGCTTTTACTCCTAGCCGAAGCGGCACGGTTTTGCTCTCAGTGATTTCGACACTAATCAACTTTAGTGGCCTAGCAAATAACGATATTGTTCGTCTTTTTGTAGCCTATGGAACCGGAACGGCTCCCTCTATTGGCGCGATTGCAAGCGGGACTCTAATTGCTCAAATTGTAACAACGGTTTTCAATAGCTCATACGTTTTGCGACAAACCGGGGGTATGTCGGCTGCACTCTCACTCACTGTCGGAACTGCGTATTGGTTTGATCTATCGGTAAATGATGGAACTACGGCATCGGTTGTCCTTGGGGTGAATAATACGGCGCTATCAATCTTGGAGTTTTAACCATGCTCGGCGATGGAGCCGTAGGCCAATTTCCGATTGGCGGGCCGCCGAGTATCGTCGGCGCATGGCACAGCACCGAAGGCACCGACGCGATGTCGGTCCACGGCGGTGTGCTTGGCGGTGCGTGGCACAGCACCGAAGCGAAAGACACCTTCGCCGCAGCGGGCCATCCCGAATTGGCGGGTGTTTGGTCTAGCGCCGAAGCTAAAGACGCGTTTGCAGCGCACGGCGGACTGCTCGGCGGCGCATGGCATAGCACCGAAGCGAAAGACACCTTCGCCGCAGCGGGCGTGCCATCTGCCGCAACCGGCGTATGGGCAAGCACCGAAGCGAAAGACACCTTCGCCGCAGCGGGTCATCCCGAGCTGGCGGGTGTTTGGTCTAGCGCCGAAGCTAAAGATGCGTTTGCGGCGCTCGGTGGATTGCTCGGCGGCACTTGGCACAGCGCCGAAGCGGACGACACCTTTGCCGCAGCGGGCGGCCCGTCTGCCGTGACCGGCGCATGGGCGAGTACCGGAGCGAAAGACACTTTCGCCGCAGCGGGTCCTCCTGAATACCCGACCGGCGTATGGGCGTCTATTGAGTGTCCCGACTATTTCACAGCGAACGGTCTAAGCTATGATTTTGGCGAGCCGGTCTATACTGAGACAATCGAGATTTTTGGGGAGTTGCTTGAGGCGCAAAGACGGCTAAACGACGGAGACCCAAGCCCGCATGGCGGCCACGCGCCGCCGACTTGTGCTTCGCCACAGCATCGCAGAAGGCGATAATTGGGTTATTTAACTTTGTGCCAGCGCCGCTCCGCAGCGAGCCGGGCTATTTCGCGCCTACGTTTTGGGGTTAGCGCGGCGGCGCGGGCTTTTCCGCCCTTCAATCCGGCGTAGCGGACAAACTCCATGGCCGGGGTATCGGGCGGCGACACGGCTTCCGAAGCCTCCCCCACCGACAGATCGACAATCAGCTTGCCTAGCTGACTGGGATCACGGGGGCGATTAGGGCGACGTTTTGCCATGATTTGAGTATGGTGAGTTGGTTCGGGTCACGCAAGTATGGAAGATTTCAAACTGAGGCACTACCGATCAGACCGTGACCTGATATACAGGTTCGGAAATAAGGTTCTGACCTTATTTATGCGGCCTTCCGAGGATAGTTGTACCACGACGCATTGAACGAAACGCCGCTCGGGTGTGTGAGTCGGTATGAGCCGGGCTGTGCATTGAGCACGCGCTTGTG